TGCCGGCCTATCAACAGATCATCAAGGGCGTGGTCTGGAACGATCTGACCACGGACGATCTGATCTACGCCCCACGCAATCCGCGTCCCAACCACCTCTATGGGCTCAGTCCCGTAGAGCAGATCCTGGTCACGCTGAATATGGTGATGCGCCGCCAGGGCGTGCAGCTCGCCTATTTCACGGAGAACAATACGCCAGCCGGCCTCCTGAACGTGCCGCCGGGCTGGGGCGCCGACGCGATCAAGACAATGCAAGACGCCTGGGACGCCCGCGCCGAGGGCGATCTACCCTATCGCAACAAGGTGCAGTGGGTGCCCGACGGCACACGCTATCAGCCCTTCAAGGAGGCGCCCCTGAAGGACGACTTCGACGAATGGCTTTACCGCATCGTCTGCTTCGCCTTCTCCCTGCCGCCCAGCGCCTTCGTCAAACAGATGAACCGCTCCACCGCCGCCGCGGCCTCCGACACCGGCAAGGAGGAGGGGATCGGAAGTCGCAAGCTGTGGTGGAAACGCCTGGCCGACCAGATCATCCAGGACGATTTCGGCGCGGAAGGTCTGGAGTGGGGCTGGTGCGAGGACGTGGAGATCGACGCCCTCAAACAGGCCCAGATCGACGAGATCAACCTGAAGAATGGCACGACCTTTATCAACGAGGTCCGCGACGCCCGCGGCCTGGAGGGCGTGGCCGGCGGCGACCAGCCGCTGATCTATCTGCCGACCGGCGTTCAGGTGCTGAGTCATGCGGTGCAGGCCTCGCTGGCGCCAGCGCCTACGCCCAACCCCACCCATCCGTTCCTCAAGGGAGTGTCCGCCTGATGCGGCTGTTTGCAGATCTGTCCAAGGTCGAGGAGCAGGACGACGGCTCCTTGAAGGTGTTCGGCGTCGCCTCCAGCGGCGCCCGGGACGAGGCCGGCGAGATCGTCTCGCCCGAGGCTATGAAGGCGGCCCTGCCGGGGTATCTCGCCTTTGGCGCCATCCGCGAGATGCATCAGCCGAGCGCGGCGGGCACGGCGCTGGAGGTCAATGTCGATGACGACGGCTTCACCCGCCTGACCGCCCACATCGTCGATCCCGTCGCCGTCGCCAAGGTCAAGGCCGGCGTTTACAAGGGCCTGTCGATCGGCGGCAAGGTGCTGCAGCGCGACCCCAAAGATCCCACCACCATCACCGCCCTGAAGCTGATGGAGATCAGCCTGGTCGATCGTCCGTGCAACCCGGAGGCCTCGATCAACATGTGGAAGGCCGACGGTGGGTTCGAGTCTGACCACCCTGACCTTGAGACGCCGGATGGGGCGTGGGCGGCGGAGATCGCAGAGGCGTCCCGGGCGCTCTTCACCACCTTGGCCACGGCGCGGGATGATAGGCCGGTGCAAAAGATCGGCCGCCGCAACTCCGCCAAGGACCAGGTCGCCATCCAGGCCAGCCATGACCAGATGGTGGGCTTGGGCGCCCGCTGCGATCCCGATAACTGCGACTTTGACGACGATGAGGAGGACGACGCTGCGCCTGACGCCGGTCTCGACGATGCCGATCCGGCAGAGGACCAGAAGAGCGCCGCCATCGCCGACCTGACCAAGGCCTGGACCCAGCTCTCAGCCGAAAAGGATGCGCTGAAAGCTCAGGTCGATAGCGTCGCGCCGCAGCTCCAAGCGCTACGCGCCGAGATCGACCTCCTGAAATCCCAACCCCTTCCGCCCAAGACCGCGGGCTCGCTCCACGCCGTCGTCGATAAGGCCGCCGACGCGCGCGGCGTCCAATCCGAGCCGTCGGCCGACCTTAGCCTTGAGGCGGTGCAAAAGGCGCTCGACGCTATGCCGGCTGAGGCCCGCGCCGACCTCCTGATGAAGGCGGCTATGGCGCGGCCAATCCTGATTAGGGCTTAGCGCGGACAGGTGCTGCGTGCTTCGAGACGCGACGCTCAGCGTCGCTCCTCAGCATGACGAAGTTATTGGAATAGCTATGTGTTTCGTCATGCTGAGGAGCCCCTGACAAGGGGCGCCTCGAAGCATACACCGCCCGCCCAACACACCCCATCCACCTTCCCCACACCCACTCGAGCCCGCCTGCGGCCGCGTGGGTTTCTCCATGCCTGAAAGGCTTACACCCGCCATGACCCAACACACCTCCGCCGACATCCACAAGATGTTCGTCCAAGCCCACGCCAACCCGAGCGAAGACATCGCCCGCTCCGTCCTGGTCCAGGCCGGCGTCGATCCGGGGGCGCTTGAGAAGACCATCTCTACAGCCACCGGCCTCGTCGCCTATGATCTGCAGGCGCCGGCTAAGAACCTCTATCCCGTCAATACACCGATCCGAAACACCCTGCCGCGGATCGGCGGCGGCACGGGCACGGCGACCAACTGGCGCCAGGTCAACGCCATCATCGGGTCTGGCTACGACGCCTCGGGCTGGGTGCCCGAAGGTCAGCGGGCGGGCGCGATGAGCTACAGCACCTCCACCAAGGCGGCGAGTTTCTGCACGCTCGGCGAAGAAGATGCGGCCACCTACGAAGCCATCAGCGCGGCGCAGGGCTTTGAAGACGTCAGCTCGTCGATGTCGACGCGGCTGTTGCAGAAGCTGATGCTGAAGGAGGAGTTGGCGTTATTGGGCGGCAATACCTCCCTCCAGCTCGGTACGCCCGCCGCGCCCACGGTGATCGCCAGCGCCGTCTCTGGCGTGACCGGAACCCTGCCGGCGGCGACCTATTCGGTGATCGTCGTGGCCCTGACGCTGGAGGGGATGAAGAACGCCTCGCTTACCTCGGGCGTCGCTACAGCCAAGACCATTACGGGGCAGGACGGCAAGACCTTCACCCTGAACGGCGGCTCGTCCAACAAGTCGGTCAGCGGCGCCATCGCCTTGACTCTCGGCCAGGTGCTGCAAGCCAGCGTCACGCCGATCAACGGCGCGCTGGGCTACGCCTGGTATGTCGGCCCGGTGGGTGGCGAGACGCTCCAGGCGATCACGACGATCAATTCGATTGCGATCTCGACGCCGCTCTCCCCAGGATACCAGGCGGCCACGGCGATCACGACGGATTGCTCCACCAACGCCACCGCTTTCGATGGGCTTTTGACCTGGGCCTTCAAGTCCGGCGGCTATCAGAACACGCTGGCCACCGGGACGCCCGGGACGGGGACGACGCTGACGGCGTCGGGCAAGGGCACGGTGAACGAGATCGACGCCATGCTGGAGGGGATGTGGGACGCCTACCAGGTCTCGCCCGACGTGCTGTATGTCAACAGCCGCCAATTGCGCGACATCACCACTAAGGCGCTCTCCAGCGGCACGGCGCCCCTGTTGTCGATCCGCCAGGACGCCGACGCGCCCGGCTATCAGCTGACCGCCGGCGGCAATATCGGCTGGTATTTCAATCCCTTCACCATGGACGGCGGCCAGCGGATCCCGATCCGGCTGCACCCCAATGTGCCGGCCGGAACGATCTTAGGGTGGGCCTCCAACCTGCCGGCCCAGTATATGAGCAACAACGTGCCCTATGTGGCGTCGGTCAAGACCCGGCAAGACTATTACGCCATCGATTGGCCGATCACCACGCGCCAGCGCCAGCGCGGCGTCTATGCCGAAGAGGTTCTGGCCGTCTACGCCCCCTTCGCCATGGGGATCATCAGCAACATCGCGCCAGGCTGATCTTAGCCACAGACAGCGGGGACGGTTTGGGCCGTCCCCGATCCCTTCCCTCATTACAAGGTGACCCATGGCGGATCGCAAGATGGTGCGGCTCTACGCCGGCGAGGGCCAGGACGAGGCCAATTATGGGACCGAACGGTTCCGCGTCCACGAAGACCATACTCTGGAGGTTCCAAGCGAGGCGGTCGACAGCCTGGTCCGAGTCGGCGGCTTCGAGCGGATTGCCGAGGCTGCGGCGGTTCCCCAGGGCCATGTCGCCCTGGCGCACCCCCAGGGGATCGGGTGTTCCTGGGGCGGAACGGCTTATCCGCCCGATGCGCAAGGCCTGGTCATCGTGCCGGTCGCGGCGGCGGCGGATCTGCTGGCCCACGGATTCAAGCCGGTCAGCGCGGCGCAGGAGAAGAGCCATGGCTGCGGGTGACCTTTGCCAGCTCTCCGATGTTCAGGCTTGGCTGCCGAGCGCCCCGACGACCTCGCCGGGCGTCGATCTGATTTCACAGCTGATCACCGCGGCGTCGCGCGCCATCTGCGGCTATTGCGGCCGGGGCCAGTTCACGCCTCAGAGCTATACCGACACCTATGATGGGGCCGGCAAGGCCTGGATGCTGCTGCGCCAATGGCCCGTGTTGTCGGTGGCGACCATCGCCCTGACCCAGTGCGGCGTCACGTCGACGATCTCCGACCCCACGACGTTTGCGCTGGAAGCCCCGCTCCCCGCCGGGGGCGCCCAGCGCCTGACCCTGGTCTCGCCGGACCTGTATTTTCCACGCGGCCGGGGAAACGTGCGGATCACCTACCAGGCGGGCTATCCGACCGTGCCATCAGAGGTCGCCCAGGCCTGTATCGAGGCGGTGGGGGAAGCCTATCAGCGGCGCAACCGCATCGGCCAGACCTCGGTCTCCAGTCAGGGTCAGACCACGGTCGCCTTCAGCCAGAGCGACTTGAACGCGGCGGCCAAGGCCATGCTGGAGCCCTACATCCGCCGCCTACCGCTGTAGCCCCATGACGGCTTTCAAGCTCGCCGGCGCAGAGGCGCTCACCGAGCGCTTCGACAGCCTAGGCGCCGACACCCGGGCCTGCCTCTTCGCCGCCAGCCAGGCGCTGGCCGCCCGCCTCCAGGCCCACGTTCAGCGGGACAAGCTGGCTGGCCAGGTGCTGAGCCGCCTATCGGGCGACTTGGCGGCGTCGATCGCGGCGACCGTGGAGATCGGGGACGGCGTTGTCACTGCCGAGGTTTTTGCGGCCAATCCGCCGCCCTTCGCGGCGATCCTGGAGTTTGGCGGCGTGATCCCCGCCCACGATGTAAGGCCCGTCTCGGCGG